CGAATCGGAGACTATTGACAAATCAGCACTTGTGGTTCTTGACCAGCTTCGACGCCTTGCCACGGGAGACATACCCCCCGTCCTTGTAGCCGCGCACAGCCTTACGCTCGATATCGTCGATCTGCTTCGCGCGACCCTGAATCGCCGCGCCAGCGCCACGGTTCTGGACAGCATGAACGCCCTTACCCATAAGTCCAAGCGCGCGATCCTTTACAGCCTCGAGGTACGAAGCTTTGTACTCTTTGTCCTTCATACTGCACTCCTATCGTTTACGTGCTGTGTTCGTTTTCGGGTTGTACCGATAGTCACTCGGACGACCACCTCGGTCCTTTGCAGCGCGATCTTTCGCACGCTCGCTGGCCGTCATACGATCCCGTGAACGTCCTTCTGGCGTCAGCTTGCCGCTGGCGTCAAGATGCCCACGTTTTTTGAGGATCGCTATAGCCATGCCTTCTGATCCGGTCTGGGCAGAGAGGCGGTCTACCAGCGAATTACGCCCCATGTGTTTTTGTGTTGCCACCTCAACCTCCCGCCCGCATTCCGGGGCGTCCGGTTGCGTTGTTTGACATCTGCCCTTCAATCGGCTCGCGCACCGCTTCCGGGCCTGCGCGCCCTTCCTGTGGCGCAGGTTGCTGGTTGGCGTCTGGAACGCCGCCCGGGGCTCCCGGAGCCGCCTGCTGGGCCATAGCCGCCATAGCCTGCCTGAGCGTATCCTCGTCAGGTACGACATTGCCCGGAAGTCCAAGCTCGCCCGCGACAGAACGCAGTACCGCTGCGCGACCGGGAACGCCCATAATCTGCATGTCGATCGGATTGGCAGTAAGCTGCAAGAACTCCAACTGCCGAAGCCGTTCTTGCTCGCGCTTCTGGGCGTGCGTAACGCCCCTGACGACAATCTGCTCGTCACCACGCAAGACGCCCGGAGTCGTAAGCATGACCATATCGTAGAGCGTTTCGATCAACGGTTGAACTACGTCCCGGTCGATTGTCGCGGCGACGTTCTGCAGCGTCTTCGACGCATTGCCCATCAGCATCGCAAGACCGGATGCGGTGCGGCCAGCGCCACCTACGCGCTCATTGCCCATCATGTACCGTGGGATTGCAGAAGCTTCATCGCCCATCTGCGAAAACTTCTCGAGCACGGTAAGAAGAACGTCCGCGTTCGACTGTGGCTGGAAAAAGTCGATAGGCCTGAACCCGGCCGCAGAAAGCATCGGATCGATGCTCACGTGCCAACGCTTCCACGGGAAAAGGTCGTCAGTCTCACCGGGCTGCAAAACCTCGTCATTGACAATCACTTGCGGTCCTGAAGAGATTGCAAGGTTGTTGACGAGCGCCCGAAGCGCCGCGTTCGACACCGATTGAATGTCTTCCAGCAAGTCTGGAAGCGCGTTGCCCGACATGGAGCCGGGGACCTTTTCGAAGTTGGTCAGATAATACGGCGGGCGTTGGCGCGTGGAGGGGTTGATCTGAGCTTTAATGACGAACCGGTCAATCAACCATGCCTGAATACTGTACTCCTGCATGGGGTCTTGCACTTGCTCCGGCGACATACCCCAGTCGAGTAGAGTCTGCCCGCTAACAGACCCGTGGTATTCCGCAGTGTCAATCAGCTGAGTGCTTGTACGCGGCCACTGCTCGCGCTCTTCCATACGCGCGCGCTCAGCATCCGTTGCGTCCCACCATTCACGAAAACCGCTATCGCTGAAACGCGTAAGGATCTGGTCAATGGCCGCCGAATCGTAACCGGGTAGATTCTTCACTGCGATCAACTCGGCCCGAGTGAGGCGGATACGCTCTATGAACTCCGACTCCATAACATTGCTCGAACCGGGCGACCAGTAGAGATCGAACGGCGAGACACGGTACCAGAACATCTTAGGACGCTGGACCTTAGTCGCTACACCATTCACCCACCTCAGAGTTGACTGGTTGCGGACGACCGGGCCTTTAATGCACGCAAAGGGGAATATCGGAAGGTCTATCAAAAACTCAGCAAACGCTTCGTAGAAATTACCTTCTACCAGATAGTCATCAAGACGCTCGGTAGCACGTGCTGCCTCTTTCTCGGCTTGCTTCTTTGCAGCAGTCTCGGCATTTTGCCTGAGCATCGCGACACGATCAGCGATCATCTGCGGATCGACAGGCTGCCCCGACGCTTGGATCGTAGCGACCTCGACTTTCACAAGTTCCTGTATCGCAGTCTCGATATCATCGGGGACTGTCGGTACGGGAGTGGGTTCAAGTGCCCACGGCCGCTCCGCGTTCAGGTATATGTCGCGAAGAAGTGCAGTGGCAGAGCGGCATTTGCTTGCCGTCAAGCGAGAGTAGACCGAGCTGCCGCCAAATTTCTTGATCTCCGCCTCAACTGCCGGATCGTACCGGCCTTTGTAAGTGCGCAGAGCGTTAATAAGTCGCTCGCCAATACCTTCGGTATTCCGGAAGTTCTTCATCTCAGTCATCCGTGTACGGATGTGAGACGCAAGCTGCTTCATCTCCGGCTCTGGCTCTTGATCGCGCGCCTGTTGCGCCTGCGCATCAGCAGCATTCAACTGCGCAGGAGTAACGACCCGGATAAGGCCATTCCCTACAGATGTGGGGGATACGGGAAGTGCGCCCAAAAGACGGCCCTCAGTTGATCTGATACAAGTTTGGTGGTACAGAGCACCTGCTGTCAACTGTCTACACAGGAACGCCAAAAATGCCTGCCAAGAAAGCTGGCGCACTCGTCGACGCCAAGACTTCCACGCAGGTCGAGGTTCCGGGCACAGAAGTGCCGCTCGACCTTCTATCACTGCAGGGGCAGCTCGTCGCTGAGCTGGCTGCCGGCCTATCGGACGCCGCAACGATCCGTAAGCGGTACAACATCTCCGCAAAGCAGTGGGAAATGCTGCGGGAGAACCAGCTGTTCCGATCGATGCTTGCCGACGCACTTCGGAAGTGGCGCGGCGATACGAACGCGTCTCAGCGCATTACGCTCAAAGCCGAGATGGTGCTCGAAGACGCCATCCCTGCGTACGACAAAATCATCCACGACCCTGAGTCCGGCCCTGCAGCAAAAATCGAAGCAGGCAAGCTTCTGTCGGCACTTGCTGGACGCAATGCAAAAGAAAGTGCTCCGAGCGGGGCTGGAAGCGGATTCACGCTGAACATCAACATCGGCGACAAAAAGGGCGTCGTGATCGAAGGCAATTCGGTGTCGTCGAATGAGTAACGTTGTCTCCTACAATGCACCCCCGACAATCTCGCAATTCATGCTCGACGATGAGCACGAAGTTCGACTGATTCTCGGGCCGTATGGCTCTGGCAAAACAACTGGGTGCATCATGGAGCTTGCCCGTCGCATGTTGGAAGAATATCCAGATGCGAAAGGAGTTCGGCACACGCGTTTCGTAATCGTCCGTAACACTGCACAGCAGCTTCGTCAGACCATCCTCGAAGACATCCGCAAGTGGCTGCAGCCTGTGATGCAATACAAGGTCACAGACTCGACCATCGTGTTCGACTTCGTACACCCGACTCAAGGACGCATTCGCTCGGACTGGATGATGATCCCGCTCGACAAGCCAGAAGACCAGCAGCGCCTTCTGTCGCTGAACATCACTGGCGCATGGGTGTCGGAGTTCCGTGAAATCCCAATCTCCACAGTCGAAGCTCTGCTCGGACGCGTCGGCCGTTTCAGACCGCTTGGCGTCTCGAAAAACAAATGGTGCGGAATCATTGGCGAGTCTAACCCGCCAGACGAAGACAGCGATTGGTTCAAAAAGCTCGAGATCGAGAAACCGCGCAACTGGGCACTCTACAAACAACCCGGTGGCATGGACCCCAACGCGGAGAACCGTGAAAACCTCCGCGAGAACTACTACGAAAGCCTAATCGAAGCAAACAGTGCCGATTGGGTCGACGTTCACGTTCACGCAAAGTACGGGAAGTCACTCTCAGGACAAGCTGTATGGCGCGCAAGTTTCCGCCAAGATTTCCATGTGACCTACAACGACGTCAAGCCTATACCGGGACGTCCGTTGATGATTGGTCAAGACTTCGGCCGCACGCCAGCGTCACTGATCGCGCAGATCGACGCGCGTGGGCGTCTTGTAGTCTTCAGGGAGATCACGACAAAAGACTCCGGCATCGAACAGTTTGCGGTCAGCGACATCAAACCGACACTATTCGCGCACTTTCCGGGATTCTCGAACTTCATGATCGGAGACCCATCCGGAGCGTTCAAAAGTCAAATCTCGGAAGAAAGCGCGTTTGACGTTTTGAAGCGTCTTGGGTTCAAGATTTACCCTGCTCCGACCAACGACATTGATCCACGCCTTCGTGCGGTCGAGCAGCTCTTTCTTCGCCAGATCGACGGTGGGCCAGCAATTCTGATTTGTGGGCATGGATGTCCGCAACTTGTTCAAGCGCTCAAATTCAACTATCGCTACAGGCGCAAGAAAGATGGAAACCTCGAAGAAGGCCCGGAAAAGACCCACCCATGGTCAGATCTTGCCGATTGCCTGCAGTACCTTGCGCTTGGAATGACGAACAACTACATCGGCAAGAAACTCGAGCGCGCCACGGTGCAGAGGCGGCCGAAACCATCAGTAGTCGGATGGACCTAACGATAGTACTCTTCTATCCACGGGCATTTGCGCTTTGCAGACGGCGACCACGGGTCTGTATGCCCATTAAAAAATACGATACGCGCGTGTTTCGGTAGCATGTAATCGTACTGTCTCAAATCGCACCGATATGACAAAACGCCGTCAGCGCTCGTCCAGCGCGGTTCTCCGGGAAGGATATAACTGAGCCAAGCCTGATCAGATCCGTGATATCCAGCCCGCTGCGCAAGACGTGGCGACTCGATGGGGTCGAACTCAGTCCAGACTTTCGTGCGCGTACCTGAACGAAGAAGCCACATCGAGCCGTTGTACGGGGTAGTCCGAGAAGCATCGCCCCAGAACACTACATCTTCTGGACGATCCCACAACGGCGCACAATCACCTGTAATGACCGTATCCAAATCAAGTGACAAAAACCGATCGTTCCCGATGATCTCTACAGCTTCAAGCGAAAACAGCTTGAGCCGACGATAGCAGCTCGGATTGTAAATGCCATGCGGACTGTCTATATGCGCTAAGTCTTTCCAAAGCGGAATTACGCGCACAGCACTGTCCAAATCTTTCCAATTATCAGTAATGCAAATGAACTCATGCTCGCCCGCGTAGTTACGCGCAACCATGCGCTGTAGCGTATTTACATGGTCTGCACTGAATTGACTGCGGTATTGATGCCGTGGAGTCCATTTCCAGCAGATCACGCTAAGCTTCGCCACTAACTTCTTCCTTTATCTTGGGAAAGAAAATCTCTTCGTACTCAACGCGAATCGGATTTACCGAGCGCATGTCGCCAAGCACGCGCTTGCGGTCAAACGCGGCACGGTATTTCTTTTGCCACTCGTCACGATCCAAGTCCCGTGTATCCGCATCCTCGATGACCGGCTCACCGTCGCGTTTCCGCCGTCCGTACCCGATAAGCACGACATCGTTCATATGCTCGACAGGCGCAACGATATTTAGCTGACGACGAAACTCGCCGTCGCCACCATAACCACCGCCATACCCGCCTGTAAGGTCGAGGTCGTATCCGTTTACCTGCCAGTATGCCGCGTGTTTCACGAGAAACGTATTCGGATGCACCTTGCGCTCGGTGTAATCTGGAGCAAACACACGCTCGAATGTGTAATGCCGTCCGGGGTCCAGCTTTTTCTCCAGCATCGTCAGCGCCATCTCAGGTGTCATGACGATGTCGATGTCGCTCATGAACAGCCACGGATTGTCGCCCTTTTGCCCCGCCTCGAACGCGCCAATGTTGCGACACTGATGCATGTTCCACGGCAGCCGTTTTTTAACGCGAAAAAGCTGCTTCCGAAGTTTGCAGTCTTTGAGAATGTCGAACGCAGGAGCCTTAGAGCTGCAGTCGTCAACGACGATAAGCTTGATCGCAGCGCGCAGCCGCCCCGCACACCGGTTCCAATTCTCGACCTGCAAGGCGAGCATGGTTGGGTTCTCGTAGTACGGATAAATCATGCACACCTGTGGCAGCGGTGTAAGCTCGATCTCGGTCATTTGGACGCCTCAGTGACGAACTGCTGGAATGTCAGGATGGGGAATGACTTGATCGCCGTGCGAGACGAGACGTTGAACACTTTTGTCCCCACCTGCTCGAACTGCCGCGCAACAGAGTCGAACTGCGCCGCCCATTCTGCATATTTTCCCGGTTTCGTAGCACCGTCCGCCCGTGCCCACGGATAGGGGTCGTGCCAGTACGGCTCTCCTTTAGGGCCTTTGCACATGTCGAAGCCAAACAAGAAAATCTTGTTGGGCCTGCGCTGATACGCGTAACTGAGCGCACACATGCCGCTGTTCGTACCGTTGAAAGTGACCCCTGTATCGACCATCTTGACCGACTTGTGGTTGCACTCGAACTGCAGGCGGCGAGGATGGTACGGCAGGTTTTTGTCGGCCCCACGGCGAACCCACAGGTCTGCACCCGGATGCTTGAGAAAAAAGTCCCGCGCACGATGCTCGGCCCAGAGCCTGTCCATCGTGATGCCGACATTGACTTGGCACAGGACAGCCGACTCGTTCACGCCCACCACCCAGCCGTATTCGCGAAAGTCGACGTCAGCGAACTCCTTGAAGCTCCAACCGCCGCCGATCACGATCACCCTCATGGAGCCTCACCCGCAACAACAAGACGTCCGCGTTTCTCGAGAACGCGCCATCTCCACTCTGAAAAAGTATGCTCCAGTTTCTCGAGCCACCACATGGGCGGCTTTACCGTGATGTGCGTATTGCGCCCATCCGGAAGCGAGGACTTGCTCAAATTGCAGTCGATGTTGAAAAACGCCCCGTAAAGCGCCCGATCGCGGATGACGTGCAGAGTCTCGTCGACAAACTGTTCCTCGACATGCTCCATCACGTCGGTGCAAACGACGTAGTCGACCTGCGCATTGAGCAACTCGTCCTTCCCGCGCACGCCGGGGTCGTACTCAAAGATCGTAATCCCCGGCACCACCTCTTCCATTTTCGTCTTGAACGTGCCACGCCCGCAGCCGAAGTCGAGTATCGTCTTGATCTCGCAGTTCTTGCTGGCGCACAACCTCGACAACTCATCGAGCACGTACGGTACCCAAGAGTGCCCGGTGCCGCCCCACGGCCGCTTGTCATGTTTCTCCGTGAGGAGTTTCTTGTAGCCGATCGAGATCAACCTCGAGTCCATCTGAGCCTCACGTGTTTTTTGCCGCGCTCGAGCAAGACGGGTTTGCCAAGCAGTCCGCACAACTGCTCGAGCCACAGTGGTTTCGTCGCCCGCACGTCGAAGATGAATACCGTGCCCGGATGACTCATCTCCGTCAAGATGTCGAAGTAAGTGGTTGGGGGGATGTGAAAGCAGTAAGCCGCAAAGCTCACGATCAAGTCGTACTGCACGGCTGGATAGGGGCGCGGATAGTACACATGCGCATTCTGCACCCCGTTTGCCGCCAAGAAGTCGAGTGTGACACTTGCGTTGTTGAACGTCGAAGCGTGCGACCTTACGACTGGTGGGTCTTCCAACCCATCAAGAATGTGCACGCTAGGAGCACTGTAAAGGCGACTAAGGAGTATATCGACACCACCAAGACCGCCACCAATATCAAGCATAGCCTGACAATGAGCCGGAAGATGTGGTCGAACATTCTCGACAATCCCCCCAATAGACTCCGCATATGCACGCTCCCACGCTTTACGGTCGTGCCTGTGATCCGAGATCTCGCCCCTTTGGATGGAAAGATACTCGAAGTGCTCGTCGTTGATGACGAAACTCATTTCTTGCCTTGATACAGATGGGATTTAGGGGTCGCATACGCCCGCCAGAACATGCCGATATGCCCGAGGTCGATCGCATGTTTGCCACGGTGCCCGAGCCGCCAGGCAAGGCAAGTGGCCGTAGGCCCCGCACACAGGAGCACCCGCTCGAACGGGGAGCTCATGCAGTCTTTCTCGAGGTCGTCGATGACCCGATACGCATCACGGCGCGGGCACGGTACCCAGTTTACCGCATAGGCACCGGTCTGGTAGAGGAACTCCTTCGTCAGGGACCGCTCGCCACAGGCCACAAGGGTGACACTCTGCCCTTTCCACAACCCCTCGATCTTGTCGAAGAACTCCTTCGTGTTGATCCACGGAGCCGAGTCCGGCCGAGAGATGAACGCGGAATAGTAGGTCTTCTTGGGGTTCAACTGCCGAGGGTAGACGTTGGAATACCTCGCCCACTTGTTGTATTTTGGCCCCCTCGGGTCCATAGTCGGTATGGCCGTGAGGACCTTTTTGCTGTGCTGCACGAGGATGCTCGCCAGCTCCACCGTGAGCCGGGGGTCACGTTCTTGAGAGACGCACTCGCCCCCTTTGGCAATCTTGAACTCCCCATCGCCATACCTTGCGATGGATTTCCCACCGATCACCAAGTCCAACGTGTCGTGTTCATCGACCACAGGGGGGTAGATCACTGCTTTACCTCGAACGGTAATGTGGTATTCTTGCCGGGTCCGTGATCTCCTCCATGCTGACGTGACTCGGCCCCGGGACCCCTCGGGGCCTTTTTCTTTTCGGCCATCACGCAATCTCCCAGTCATCGGCCAGCAAGTCCTCATGTCGCACCGCCCACGGAGCCGGGGAGCCGCCCACAGGCACCTCGACGATCATCGCACTGAAGTCAGACGACTCGGCGATCAACATCAAAAACCGCGAGTTGCCCCATACCTTGCGCCGAACGCGTTTGTCGGCACGGAGCATGTTCAGCGCCTTTGCAAACTCCATTTTCATCGCGGTTTCTCCGTACACAGGTTCAGATAGTGGTCTATGGCACGGCGCAGATGTTCGGAGACCGAGATCCCCGTCTTGCGCGCAAGCGCAACCAGCATCTGCCGCTGTGGTTTTGGAAGGATGACGTGCGTACGCACGCCGTTGATCGACGGTCGCATGATTACTCCAAGATTTTAGTGGCAAGGATCGAGATCAACCCCCCGAACACGACAACCCCGAATACCAACGCCCACAGATAGTATTTGGTGACTGCCTGCAGGCGTTTTTGCAGGGACTCGAGTTTTTTCTTTTGGTACAGCGTCGTGTTGCGCAAACAGTCCAGCTCGATCAGCACGCGGCAGTGGATGTCGAGATTGCACGCGATGGCTTGATCTTCGAGCTCTTCCAGCGCGGCTTCGTTGAGATACCAAAGCGCGGAACGCCTCGAATCTCCGTTGTACGCGACCAGCTTTTTACGGTCTTCCTTGAGACTCAGAAGAAGCTGGCGTGCGTACTCGGAGGCGTCGTCAGAGAAGAGGTCGAGCTGCATGTGCGTATTGTGTGTTATCGGCAGGGGGATGTCAATAGTGTGTGTTTCGTGTGGTGTGGGTTTTGGGGGTAGGGTTTTTGGGGGGTGTGGGTGTGAGGGTTTTGGTGGCAGGGGGTGGGGTACGAGGGTTTTGGTGGCAGGGGGGTGAGGGTGGGGGGTACGAGGGTTTTAGGGTTTCGTGTGTCAATCGTGTGTGTTGTAATTTTTGGGGGATGTGGGGGTGGAAGAGATAAGCGCTACCGTCACCCCCCACCCCCGTGGTCCGGTACCCCTCCGCGCCCCTGCCCGCTTAACTCCCACACAGTGTGTGGAATCGTTTCCTCACGTGCGTCTAGTAGAGCCCTGCATGGTGCGGGGCTCATCGCTGGAGCTAAACACAATGGATGCGTTCGAGTCGCTGATATCTGAATTGCGCAACGCTGCGCTCGCGCGACACTTCGCAGTCGATTGCGCGCAACGCGTTGTCGGTCGACTAACTGACCGATGGGCTAAGTCATCGCTGTACATTGCGCGCGAACATGCTTGCGGTTACGCAACCGATGCGCTCTTGTCGGCCGCTGAGAATGTGGCATGGGAATCTGCGGCGCGCGAATCGCCCTATTCTACCAATGCTTACGCAGCTAAATCCGTAGCATGGGCCACGGAACCTGATCCATGGATTCTTAAGACTGTGTATCTTGCAGCGGAATGTGCGCGAATTGCAGCGTGCGATTCCGACGCAGAGCGCGCTTGGCAGTTTGAAAGACTGCACAAGCTTTTGACCGATGGCGTATGGACGCCGATTGTTTGATCCTTGTTACTCAACTATTGGAGTTAATCATCATGGCGAAAAACAAAACCGTTGAAATTGAACCCGCGGTGATCGACAACGCGGGCCGAAACAAGATCGCGGCCGCGGTCGTCGACAGCATCAAGGGCATCGGCGATTCGGGTTCGTTTCTCGCGCACGTATGCGCTGTCGCGCAGTCTGTCGCGAAAGGCAAGCCGATCGGTCAGAAAGGCATCGCCGACATCATGTCGTTGGTCGAAAAGTCAAACACGCTGAAAACACTTGCACCAGCGACTCGCGACAACGTCATGCGCAATTGGTCGCTCGTGCTGGAAACGTACACTGCGATCCCGATCATGCGGGAAATTATCAAGGAAAATGCCGGTGTCTGCACGCACCATCATCTAATGACCGCAGCACGTGCCGTGCGCAAAGGCGAAAAGCCCGAAGTCGCGGCAAAATCAGTGGCTCAATACATCCGCGGTAAGCGTTCCAACGACGCTGCGAAAGTTGACTATGCAGCGAATGCGGCACGCGCATTGAAGGCATGGCTCAAGCATGCGCGTGGCGAGAAAAAAGCCGCAATTTTGGCGGCCGCCGAGTCTCTTGGGCTGAAGATCGTCTAATTCCACACACTGTGTGGAACAAAGCCCCGATCCGCAGGGATCGGGGCTTTTTTTAGGCCGTCATGAGCCAAAACCGCCAAAATTTTTGCCATGCGAAACTTTGAAAGTAAGACCTCAACTAAATCGAGTTTTGGCGCAGGAAACTTTGAAAGATTGAGTTTTCGCGCGAAAAAGCGTGATAACGGCGCATAAGTGGGGGCGCAATGGTGCAGGGATGGGGCGGTCATTGCCAGCGCGGCCGTAAACGGACACACCGATTGGCAATGAGGGAAGGCTTTATTACTAGTACTTTATAGATATACTACATCATATCATCATTACCAACCATATGCTCCCCCTACGCGATTTTCGCAAAAAGACCCTTCGGGACCCAAAATCCCCCAACCCTTGTATGGGGCTCTACCTTTGGCAATGATGATATGATGCAGTAAGACTCGGAAACACTATGCCCGCTAGCGTGGATCATTACCAATCTAGGTTCCACATTTTTCCAACTTTGGCAATGATCCCCACACACTGTGTGGACTGCCCAATCCGTCACACACTGTGTGCCAAAAACTCGGAGACAGCCATGACACACTCTCGCCTGCCGAATGTTGCCTACGGCACTGCCCATTGCGCCGCTCCGCGCCTGCGCCTGACGCTGCGCCAGACTGCGGCCATCTACCAAGCCCTCCGTGCCTACCGTCAGGCCGTGCGCAATCAGAACTCGTTGGAACACCGCCGCGTGGCGCGCGCCCTGACGCGCATCCTCCGGCGCCTGAAGCAGACCGCACCCCTCGACCCCTGCCACCCCCCACCCCGGCACCAGCGGTTCTACCTCGACCTCGAAAACCCGGACACGGACTGGCCCCTATTGTCGCGTGCGCTGCGCCCGCTCGGCAGCAATGGGTTCCTACCAGGATCGCGCGAAGCCCGCTGGTATGCCGTATACGGGGCTTTGACGCGACGTGGCTGCCGCCGTCTGGCCACCGATGCCAGCATTGCCCGTGCCGAGGCGCGCGCCCGTGCCGCCCGACGGCGCAATCGGCAAGACGACTGGCTGCGCGAGTAACTCGCGTTATCACGCGCCCGTGCCAACCGCGCCCGCCCGCGCCGCCCGCGCCGACCGTCTTCACACACCTGTGTGGGGTTCCACACACCTGTGTGGGGTTCCACACACCTGTGTGGGGTTCCACACACCTGTGTGGGGTTCCACACACCTGTGTGGCTTTTTCTCCCCCTGCCGTCATCCGCATGCGTTTGGCTCCGCGCATGACCACGGGTGACGGCAGGGGTTCCTGCAATACGGAGCGATACACCTACTTTACCGAGGAGATCATCATGACGGATCAGCACTACGACCCGTACACCCCGATACGTGCCGAGCATCGACACATCATGCATGGAGTCGATGGGAGGATGTACGCGGCGATCGCCGGGTGGACACCGAAAACCTTCAAGACTCAAGTGTGGAAAGCCACGCGCTATTTCGACAAGAACAGGACGCGCCACCGCATCACCATCACCTTGCGATGGGACGACGAGTGCAAGAACGGTCACAACACGTTCAGCGCATATGCCGACATCATCAAGTTCAAGGCGGGCAAGTGGCTCGACGATAAGTTTGGGCAATGCGTTGAAGAAATGCGCGAGCACTTTCCTGAGTTGGCGCATCTTTTGAAGTGGCACATGTGCAGTGATGATGGACCGCTGCACTACATTGCCAACACCTTGTATCACGCAGACGGGCACGGCCCGACTCATGCGTGGATCTACTACACGGGGCCGAGCGATCCGTTGGGCATCGAGGAGGATTCCGAACGCCTGTTGGCTTACGTCGATGCCGACAAGGCGCGCGAGGCTGAGAGCAAGCCCGGTTACCGCATCAAGTGGGACGAGAAGACGGCAAAGGCTCGCAACCTTGACGCTGCGCGCCGCGCGGCTGTGTGGCCCGATGCAACGGACGAGCAGTTGATGAGTGAGCCTGCCGTGTTGAAAGCTATGCTCGAAGCACGGCTTCCCGACTTGTTGCGCCGCATGCGTGCAGACATCGAGGCGGCCGGGTTTCTTTGGGAACCCGACACGCGCAATGTGTAGACGACTGTCGTTTGATCAGAGGAGAACCGAGATGAAAACCCCGAGTGATATTCTGGAAGCACGGCGAGTGACCCGCATCGTGACCAAACACCTGCTGACACAAAACCGCCGATCCCTGCACCCCGACGGCATTCATTGCGCCTACCGTGGCGCGGGCGGGACTAAATGTGCGGTCGGCTGTTTGATCCCCGACACTGCATACAGGAAGAGTCTTGAAGGACACTCCGTCAATCACCCCAGTGTGAAACAGGCATTGATTGCGAAAGGTGTCGACATGCGTCCGCTGGTGCACGAGGCCCTGGTCATATTGCAGCGGATCCATGACATGACTCTGCCGAAGTATTGGCCCACGCTGCTGGCGGATGTAAAGGCGGCGTTGTACGTATACCCGAGCAAGGTGTCCGGGGCACTGCGCAACGTCTACTACAGCGAAACGTTCAGACATGCAGTCCGTGAGTCAATGTGCTAACCCCATGACCTACTACCTGATCGCGGTACTGATGCTTGCGCCCATCTGTGCTGTCGTTATCACGCTGGCGCTGCTGTTCGTTCAAACCCTCAACGCTATCGTGCGTTTCCCACAGGAGTTCTGACATGCCTACCATCACCCTCAACCCCGACACCCTCACGTGGCTGCACAAGCACATGTCACTGCTGCACACCGAGTGGCTGCTCGAAAAACGGAGGATCGCCAAGTCCGAGTCGTACGCCGACTCTGCCTATGCGGCGGTGCTGGAGACCGACATCATCGAGGCAAGCAACGTACTCGATGCACTCAAATCGGTAAGTTCCACACACCTGTGTGGACCTGACCCCGCCGCAGACAGCACCGCCGAGACTGTCTCCATGTACGTGAACGACACGCTGGAGTGCGGCACGTGCGAGGCGACCGTGCCTATCGACGACAGCTTTGCATGCGAAGGCTGGACGTTCGAGCCGAGTGGCGAGTGGCTGTGTCCGCGCTGCGCGATGAACGCCGAGGTGAGCGCGTACGACAAGCAGCTGTTGGCCGACTTGCAGGAAGAGTTGAACATGAAGGAGTGCAAGTGATGACTTACCGACAGGCATTGATCGAGGCGGCCAGCATGTACGAGCCGCCCAAACCCCTCGACTACATGGAGGTGCGAAACCGGCAGTGGTACAGCGAATGGCTTATCAGGCGTGCGCGGTACCAAGCACAGCTTGCAGCAAAGGAGAAACGAGATGACGAACGACGCAAGTGAAAACCTGACCCCCCGTGCCATCGAGGCACTGAATCACATGATGAGATTCGGTGTCATCGACAACGTGTATCTGAAAGTCATGCCCTTCGACGAGTTCGCTGCGATACAGGTCATGCTTGGCAAACATGTCCACAATCCGTACCGCACTTTAGACGGCCGGAGCCGCGCGCTAAGAGGCGCGCTGCCCACAGGCATGGCGACACTGCGGGTATGGGATGCGTTGGAGATCAAACCGACCTACGCATACTTCAGGACGAACTATTGCTATGGGAATCCGTTTCGGACTTTCATGGCCGAGTTCGTGGGACCGGACGGGTATGACTGGTATTACAGAAGCGGTACTGCAAAGAGGAGAAGGAGGCAGCCCAGTGGAGTTACAAATCGACTTGAGCGTGCCTAAATCTTGGATGGTGATTAGCACTAGCTCAAGCTACACAACTGTGTACGTTCCAGCACATAAGCTGTGCGCGTACAAAAAGATGTCGGCAAAATTCAAACGGCAAACTTCGAGCGGCATGGACTACGGCGTTTTTCTGGTGCGGAACATTCTTCACGAGGCACATCAACTTCGGACGAAAGATACCAACATCTTTTACCGATTGTATCTACTCATGCCAAAGGAGGAAGACAGCAAAGACGACATCGAAACGGCGCTCGCTGAGCTGGTCATGAATGCACCCAACGCGCCCTACAAACTTTTTGTAGCGCAACCCTAACAACAGGAGATCACAAATGCACCCGTACCACCATGCCCTCACTTCCGTGAAAGTGTGGGGCGGTAAGGTCGAGGACTATGTGGCGATACACGACTGGTTCGACGCCACGAAAGAGCAGTTCGCTGATGCACGGCACCGTGCGCTACGCCATCACTCGCAGGGCATCTTCGAGTGTGAGCGTGTGTTCGGATCCGTTATCACGAACAGCGATGGCAGAGTCGTGCCTGTTCGCTACATCGGCGAGCAACACGTCAAAGAGGACTGCGGCGGTCGCATCCCGACCGTGGCGGATTGGTTTCGCAACATCAAAATGGAAGGATGGATGAACCGTGGATACAAAATCGAAGGCTGAAATCCCTCTCGCTGCTGAAAAAAGTGCGCATCCGTTTTACAACTACGCGCACAGAGACTTCATTCTTGCGCTGCTTGGGACTCTCGGAATCAAAGAAGTTCAGATCCAGTTTGATGGCTCCGGAGACTCCGGCACGATCAGTGAGCCTGCACTGCCACGCGGCAACGACATCTTTATCGACGTGCCGTGCAAGTACTCGAAATGGGAGGATGGCAGGTTTTGTGAAACTGTGACCATTGAGCCGAGAACGCTGAGCGAAGCGTTGAAACAGGTGTGCGAAGAGGCACTCGAAAATTGTAATGTCGATTGGTACAACAACGACGGCGGCTTTGGCTACATGTCCATCGACCTGACTACCAATCCGCCAGACATCTATTTGGAGGTGAATCAACGGATTGTAGACACTGTACATCACGAGTTTCGGTACGGCAACGAATCCTTACAAGAGGAAGGAGGTTAATTTTCCACACAGTGTATGGACTTTTTGACTTTTCGACACACGTTTGGTATTATCTAACCATTGGAGAATCACATGGATCTTCGTCAAGCTGCTGACATCATTGTTGCCACTGCCAAGCTGCAATTCTCGACCGGCGAGCGTTTCTCGATCGAGTTGCAGTCCGGCCCCGGCATCGGCAAGTCGTCTATCGTGCGTCAGGTGCGCGCGCGTTTGGAAAAGGAGCTCGGTGAGCCCGTCGGTCTCACTGAGTTTTTCCTCTCCACGTGCGAGGCACCCGACGTTGCGGGTTTCCGCATGCCCGACCACGAGGACGGCGTTGCGATCACCAGAACCACCCGAGCCCCGTGGGCTCCCGGCAAAGGTGCGCCGAAATACAACATCATCTTTTTGGATGAGTTTCGGCAGGCTCCGCCCGATGTGCAGAAGCCCGCTGCCGAGCTGCTGCTCAACGGGCGCGTGGGCGAGACGCAGCTGAACATCACGGACATTGTCATTGCTGCGAGCAATCGCGAGAGTGACCGGTCCGGTGTGCAGCGTGAGTTGGCGTTCATTTCCAACCGCGTGATGAAGTTGTCTATCGACCCGTCGCTCGATGCGTTTGTCGAGTGGGCGGAGCGAAACAACATCAACCCGTTTGCCATCGCGTTTGCCAAGTTCAAGCCGGGCACGGTGTTTCAGGACAAGGTACCCGACAAGCCGGGGCAGTTCTGCACGCCACGCTCGCTGGTCAAGGCAAGTTACTTCATTGGCAAGTTGCCGATGGAGTTGTTCACGGCGGTGGCACAGGGCTACATCGGCGAAGGTGCGGGTGCCGAGTTCGTGGCGTTCCTGCGCGTGGCGGAGCAACTGCCCACGTTCGAGGAGATCGTCAAGGACCCCAAGAACGCACCGGTGCCTGACCGTCCGGATGCGACCTACGCGGCCATGCAAATGGTCGTGCATCGTGCCGATGCCAAGACGGTGGACGCCGTGTTCACCTACCTTGGTCGCATGGGCAAGGAGTATCAGGTGGCAGGGCTGCGGTCGATGCTGACTCGTCTCCCGGCACTTGCGTCGTCCGATGGCTTCCGGGCATGGGCACGCGACAACAAGGACCTGATCCTTGCCGCTGCACAAGCAAGCCGTTCGTAATCACGTTCACCATAGGAGTACACAACATGGACCAGACTGATCTGAACGCACTTCTCGACGACATTCTCAACGACAAACCGGTCGTTATCACGCCTGAGCCTGAAAAGCCCGACCCCGAGATCTCCACACAGTGTGTGGCTGAGCCTGTGGTCGAACCTGCGGCCGAGCCCGAGACCCCGAGCGATGACAGTTCGGTGTTTCAGAACATCTTTACAGACACCGCTTCAAAGTCTGTGACGATCCCCATGCCTGTGTTCAATGTCGACGAGATGGCCGACGTGACCGACATTCGACGGTTCGGCCAGCTTGTCACACTCAACACGCAGCGTTGGCACGCGAAGGTCAAGGACCGCAAGGCTTCGACCGATGCGGCTATGGCAAACGATGCGTCAGCCGATGCGTTCGACACCCACAAGAAACTGCTGGTGGGTGCTGACGCCAAGCTGAAGGCGATCCACAAGGCACTCGATGAGGCTCGTGACAAGCACTACGAGATGACTTTGCCGTGGTCGACGACAGGCCTCAATGACTCTGGACGACGTTCTGGCGCACGCATCCTGCCAAACACGTTGTTCTTCGAGTACACCGAGGCGATGGCGAAGGCGAAGGTGCGCATGATGGAGGCGGTCAAGGACTTCGAGAGCGACTACGCCAGCCTGATTCAGCAGGCGCGTACCAAACTCGGCAAGCGGTTCGACCCGCGAGAGTATCCGCCTGTCGAGCGCATTGGCGACTACTTCAACATTAACTTCGACTTCCAGCCGATCCCGGCAGGCTCGGATTTCAAGGGCTTGCCACAGCAGCAGCTGGACGCGCTTGCACGGCACCTGCAGAACAACATGAGGGTGATGGTGGAGAACGCCATGCAAGATGTCTGGGCGCAGCTGTACGAAGCGATCTCGCACATGGTGGACCGGCTTTCCGATCCGGAACGCACGTTTCATCACACGCTGATCGACAACGTCCGAGAGAAGGCACGGCTGGCCAAGCACCTCAATGTGCTCAATGACCAGCGTGTCGAGAAGGTGCGCGCATACGCGGAGCGTTACCTTTGCCAGCACGATGCGGAAACGCTTCGCAAGAAGCTGACTATCCGTGCCGAGGTGGCAGCCCACGCTAAGACCGCGCTTGACATGATGAACAAGGAGGCAAAGGTATGAAACAGCAAGTCACTGCCGCTACGCGGCTCACGGAGCTCAAAACGGCGTTGCTCATGTACACGCCGTTTTTCGGCTCGATCATGTACGACATGATGACCTTGCAACCCCTGCCAGACGGCAACGACAAGGGCATCGACACGGCTGGCACGGACGGCAAGAACCTTTACATCAACGAGAAATTCATCACTTCGATCTCGTTGATGGAGGGCTTGTTCGTTCTGTGCCATGAGATCGCGCACGCCATGTGGATGCACATGGACAGAGCCAAGACCTACGAAGACCTCGGTTTCGAAGGTCAGAAGTTCTCGCCCATGCTCTACAACATCGCAGCCGACTACGTGATTAACGACATGCTCGTTGTCACGAAAGTCGGCGCGATGCCGAAGTGCGCGCTGCACAGCCCAGAGTTCTCGCACGAGATGTCTGCGGAGGAGGTGTACAGAGCGTTGCTGAAAAAATTCCCGCCCAAGCCACAGAAATCCACACAGGTGTGTGAAGATGACAAACCCGCAGATGGAGGAAACAGCGGAGAAGGCAGCGGGGGAGACAGCGGAGAAGACAGCGAGGGAGGCAGCGGCGAGGAGCGCGACGACAGTGTACCGCCCGAGCTTGCCGACAAGCAGTTCGACAAGCACATCCCAACACCCGCCAAGTCCAGCGAGGGTGAGTGGAAACGTGCGGTCGAGTCTGCACGCTCGTCTGCAAAGGCGGCAGGTATGCTCCCTGCCGCACTTGAGCGGTTTGCCGACAAGCTCCTTAACCCTCAAGTCCCGTGGAACGAGAAACTTCGGTTCTTCGTTTCACGCGCGATTGCCAACGATACCAAGTCGTGGGACACGCCACATCGCAGACGGCTTGTTACGCAGAGGCTGTTCTATCCTCGTAACCGAGGATTCTCTGCGGGTGAAGTTGTCGTTGCAGTCGATACGTCAGGCTCTATCACCGACAAAATTCTCACGGTGTTTTTCTCAGAGCTGGCGGAAATCATCGACACTTGCCGTCCCGAGGCAACATGGGTGCTCGGCATCGACGCTGCTGTGAACAGCGTTGAGCGGTTCGAGCCCGGACATGACATTCGTACCAATCCGCCCAAAGTGAAGGGCGGCGGTGGCACGAGTTTCATTCCGGCATTCGACTGGTGCGACCAAGAGGGCATTGTGCCGACTACGCTGATCTATCTCACTGATCTGTACGGCACGTACCCAGATGAAGCGCCTGCGTACCCAGTAATCTGGTGTTGCATTTCGGGCGAGACGGCGCGCTGGGGCGAGACCATTCATATCAACGAAAAAGGAGCATGAACATGCCAAAGCAACTTTTCAGTGACGCAGCGCTAGAGAGTCTGACTAGCGCAGTTACTAGGTACTTGGAACAGCGTTTGCCGCAAGCTGTGCCAGCACCTTACACACCGGAGGAAATCAACAAAATGCTGTTCTCGGACTGGTTCAGAAACGTAGTGTTAGATCATGCTGCGCCACTCACATGGCAGCAGAAAAACGACAAGCTGGCGACAGGCTACCGTTCTAGCGACACGGTACGAGTGTTGCTCGGCGAAAAAGGTAAGCTCATCACGCTTCGATCTCGTGCAAAGATACCAACACAGTACTGGGCAAAAACAGATGATTTCGTGCTTGACGATCCAGTCGCGATTGAGAAGCTGACTGAGTGGTATGCACGAGCTTCGAAATGTGCAACGGAGATCGACACGACTGCGGGAAAAGCGGCGGTGATTGTGGGGATGATTACTAGCCCCAATAACAAGACCCTCAAAGCTGACACTATGCTTGGAGATTTTCTACCACACATATGGCCAGAAGTTGGCTTCATCGTCCAAAATGCACTGCCGCAAACAACGCTTAGACGTGGCGACATGCCGATCATCAAAGCTGCAAAAGAGCAGATGCAGAGCTTTGATCAGTCGGCCATTGCGTATGTAGAAGAGGTCATTGCGCGCGCTGCACTCGTGGCATCACCTGCCATGCCACCTGTTTGGGTTGACTACGGGATCGTTTAATCGAAGTACAAAGGAGTACAAACATGTCTCACATAGCTAACATGATCAGAGAACACGGCAACGGGTTTATCAACAACTACCCTGATCCGCCGATCACTCCGCTGACAATTTTGGAAAGCGTGATGGAGCAACGCAAGTATCCAGAGTACTTGCGACAAACTTTGCTCAATACCAATCAATACAAGCAGGTGATTCGCACTACATCGTCGTGCTATATCATTATCAATCATGAGATCAATCAACGCATAGGCTGTATGTATGCGTCCAGTTCGGTGCTTATGGGCGCAGTCGAGCATTTCCCATCGCTCGGCCCAACAACAGAAGAACTGCAGCTTCAAAATTTGCTGCATTTTAATGCCGAAGCAATCAGGAAATTTATCGATTGGTACCGGCCTTTGATAGAAGTAGGGCAATGGGTTTCAAAAGCCTCAACCATTTTAAGGCTTGCAAGCGAACATAGAAAGATAAATCGGAAGTCTCTTATTCCTACCCCTCTTTCTGCCATAGCGTACTACTGGCGTGATTTGCGGCATTTCATAGATGTCAGGCCTATGAAACCCTCTCCCAAAACGCGTGAGATTTTTAAAGAGAGAGTGGGAATCGAAATCGAAGATTGTTTTAGCCGCGAGTTTTTGGCGAACTCGGAAAGGATTTTGCCCATGCTCATGATGCACCAACGTGCAGGTTCGTTTATCACACGACGTGATGCCATGACCGAGTACGAGCTGCACATGCCGTCGTAATTTTCCACACAAGTGTGTGACTTTACTTTCCACACAAGTGTGTGACCCCCTGACCACACGGTCAGGGGGTTTCTTTTTGTCTGCGCGAGCAGGTTGACTTACGGGATTTCGTGGGTATGATTGACCCGTTATCACAAACCGGAGTTAGTCATGCCCAACAATATCGGTCGGCCAGTCAGCAACAAGAACAAGGTTCCTGCTAAGGTTTGGCGTCAGTGGTCTAATCAAGCACGACGAGTGTTCAATCGTGTCTACGATGGAATGCGCCCGAGCCGTCAGAGCTTGTTTCAGCATCCGCGCGTCATTCCTCTGCCGGTCAAGTACTGGAACACCACGCGCTGGAACGCGGCATTCATTGCAGCGGTAGCGGTAGATAAAACGGGGCGCTAGCATGAGTAACGCTAAGATCCCGCGAGAGTATAAAACTCTCGCTAGAGTTGCCGCTGAGCAGAACTGGTCTGTCTCGGCGACAAACGGCGGGCATCTCAGATGGCGAGCGCCCAATGGCGCAATCGTATTCTCGTCGAGCAGTCCGAGCGACGTGCGCGCAGTTCGTAACCTTCGAAGTATGCTCGTGCGCAATGGGTTGAAGCTGGAGCGCTGATGCAGTCGATTGTCTTAGACTTCGAGACGTACTACGACTCGGAGTACAGCCTGTCCAAGATGTCCACCGAGGACTACGTAAACGATCCTCGATTCGACATCATTATGGTCGGCGCAAAGGTCGGCCAAGCCCCAGCCGTATGGCGTACTGGCGCTGTCTCAGAGCTTGCCAAGTGGTTCGATGAGATTGGGCTGTGGGATGCTTGCGTCATCGCTCACAACATGATGTTCGACGGGCTGGTACTTCAGAAGGTCTTCGGCAGACTCCCTGCCAAAATGCTATGCACGCGATTTATGGCGAACGTGCACCTCAAACCCTACATCCCGTCAGTCTCACTTGCCTCATGCCTTGAGTACACCGGACTCGGCGAGAAAGGGACTGCCGTCAAGGACATGAAGGGGCGCACTCGCGACTCGCTTTCACGGCAGGAGTGGAAGGAGTATGGCGCGTACTGTGTAAACGACTGCGAGAGCGAGTACCTGCTGTTCAAGCACATGCTGCCGACGATCCCGGTAGACGAGCTGCATATCATCGACCTGACTCTGCGCATGTATCTGGAGCCTCGACTTCTGGTCGATGCCAATGTGATGAGCGAAGAGCTTGGCGCGGTGATCGCTAAGAGAGAGATGCAGCTTTCGGCGCTTCCCGCTTCGGTCACGGCAGCTGACTTGGCGTCGAACGTCAAGTTTGCAAAGTTGCTTGAAAGTTTTGGCGTTGAAGTTCCAACGAAGATATCACCGAGCACTAACAAGCCTACGCCTGCATTGGCGAAGACGGATGCTGGATGGAAGGAGCTCGAAGAGCAGTATTCCGACGATCCGGTCATCGGGGCACTGATCGCGGCACGGCTTGGCGTCAAGTCCACACTCGAAGTAACGCGTTATCAGCGGCTGCTGGACATCGGCTTGAAGTATCGGTGGTTCCGCGTGCCGCTAATGTATTACAGCGCGCACACCGGGCGTTACGGCGGCACAGAGAACATCAACGCACAGAACTTCCCGCGCATCGACAAGAGCAAGATGCGCTTCGGGATCAAAGCCCCGAAGAAGCATGTCGTTTTAGCTGCTGATCTTGCGCAGATTGAAGCCCGCATTACGGCATGGCTGGCTGGAGAAAAGGCGCTGGTGCGCGGGTTTGCCGATAAAGAAGATATCTACTCCGCGTTTGCTACGCGTGTGTTCAAAACCGAGACAGTCAAAGATCGTTCTGCCGAAGACAAGCGGCGGCGGTTTGTCGGAAAAACCTGCATCCTCGGTCTCGGGTATGGCATGGGGCCTTCTCGCTTGCAGGCGACGCTACGCAAGGACGGCATGAAGTTTGATCTTTTGCAATGCACTGAGATGGTGAATGTCTATCGCGACACGTACCCGCACATCCCGGCACTCTGGCGCAGGTTCGACCAAGCTCTAGAGACCGTGACACGCTCGAACGCGCAAGCGAAGGTCGGCCCTGTCACTTTGACGAACGCGGGTATCACCCTGCCTACTGGACTGACCCTGCATTACCCGCAGCTACGTTGGAAACAGTATTCCGTCGGCGAGGAGTCGAAACTCTCCGGCTACGAAGGGTTTGTATACACGTTTTCTGGAAGAGAAGTCCGCACACTTTGGGGCGGCAAAGTTACAGAAAACGTAGTCCAAGCGTTGGCACGTGCATTGATTATGAAATACATGTTGGAGATCTGGCGCGAGCTTGATCTCAAGCCTGTGCTACAACAGCACGACGAGCTTAACTACGTCGTCCCCGAAGCGTATGCTGACCAGTACTCGAAGGACATCGCAGAGATCATGCGGCGTCCTGCAGAGTGGGCAGAGGGTCTGCCCGTAGAAGTAGAAGTCAACTACGGCCCCACATTGGGCCATTGCAAATAGGAGATCACATGAATACTTGTGGAACGTTTTTTCTCGTGGGCCTGTTGGCCGCTACTGCGTCGTTCGCGACTGGTAAATCCGAGACCCCCCAAACACCGCCCAGCGCAACCAGCGTTTCCGGTGCCGCATCCGTTGCTGGAGCTGCGGCTGCAGCGGATGCGCAGGCAAGCGCGCTAAACCTGAGCGTGAATCACAACGCGAACGCTAATCACAATGCGGCACTCGCGCAGGGCGGTACGTCGAGTGCGGGCGCGTCCGCATCGAACGGCGGCAACACTCTTACGGTGAACGAAACGCAGGTGCGGAACGCTCCCGCGCTTGGTCAAGGATCGTTTGCAATTCAGGGTTGCGGCGTTGCGGGCAATGTCGGCGGCTCGAACACGAACGGTTCTGGCTTCTTCGGCTTCGGGTTTACGCCTGAGCAGTGTTACGATTTCATGCTCGCACAGTCTTATCAGGCGCTGGGTGCGTATGCAGCGGCATGCGAAGTGCTGAATAACTCTCGCGCGGGCCGCCGTGCAGCGAAGCGTGGCGTGACATTGCCGGTATGCACGCCCCCGACTCCGCCTGCGGCGGTTGTAACGCCAACCCCCGCACCCCCGGCACTTATCGACATGTCGCCTTACGTGACTCGTGAAGAGTTGCGCGAGCGCGATGATCGGATCGTGCGCACGCTTCGATCCAAGTAATCAGGTAGAACCTTAATGAGGTCCCGCGCAATGAACAAAACGAATCGCAGCGGCTGATCTGGGATTCAGCATTGCGCGGGACATTTTGCAGGGGGCGCAACAAACAGAAGCGGCTTGCAAGGAGTAAGTCATGACCGACACTTTTGATCCAACAAAGCCCGTCCGCTGCCGCAACGGATGGAAGGCGGGCATCTATTCGACCGGCAACTGCCGGGAATTTCCGATTCACGGCTGGTATGAAGATGAGTGCTGGGGTCGCCGCATATGCCAGTGGACCGTCTCAGGTCGGTGTTGGATTTCCGGCAAGAGCGATCTCGACCTCGTTAACATCCCGCCCGAGCAGAAGTACGACGAGCCGCCGAGGGAGATCGAGATGGTGCAGTTCGTTCAGGATAATGAGGTAGGCGCATCTGGTGTTTACCGCCCTATGGAAGCTGTAAATATGATGCGGCTTTGCGAACATCGCATCCTGCGCTACGTGCTCGTGGAGGGGCAGGGATGATCTGCACCACGCTGAACAAGATCCGCGAGCACGGCCCGTGCGCCAAGGGGTGGCAGAAGCTGCTGTCGCATCTGGGCAAGACGGAGGCGGACGATGAGCCGTTGCCGCTGCTGACCGTGCTGGACAGCAATGGGCTGGACGATGCGATATGGTGCTTGCGCGCGGTGCCTGAGCACAGCGCGCTGTGGCGGCACTACGCGGTGGACTGTGCGGAGCGGGTTGCGCACCTGCTCACGGACAAGCGCATCAGCAGGGCGTTGCGCGTGGCGAGGCGGCACGCCATGGGGCAGGCGACGGACAAGGAATTGGCAGCCGCAAGGGCCGCCGCAA